TGATCGCCATGTCGACCGATCTCCTCGCCGTGTCCATCGCCGAAACGCTGGTCGAACAGGCGCGCTTGCTCCTTTCGAAATCGCGCGGCGCGGATGCGTTGCTCGACGAGCGCGTCGCGGCGGCGGAGACGGCGCGCCTCGCCTCCGTCGAAGCGGCCGCTGTCGCGGAGGCGCGCGCCACGACGGTCGCCGCGCGTCTCGACGCGATCGATGCGTCGATCGCCAGCGTGGACGCGGCCGCCCGCGCCGCTCCGGCCTTGCTGGTCAATCTCGACGCCGCCCGCCTCGCCGCCGAGATGGCGGCGCAGAATGCGGCGCGCACCATCGCCGACGCCGCGCAGTCGATCGCGTCGGGCGAAGAGCTGGCCTCGCTCGCGCCGCCCGCGACCAAGCTGGTGTCGGGACAAGCGCTGCGCGTCGAGCTGGGCCGTCGTCAGCGCATGATCGACGATTTCCGCACGGCCGCCGACGTGGGATGGTCGGCGGCGCTCTCGCGCGCCGTCGCCGCGCTGCCGCCGGGCTCCGATCTGTGGCTGCGAGAGGTCGAATACGACGCGCCCGAGACGGTCGTCGGCCTTCACGATCTGCGCCTGCGCGGGCCGGGCGCGCTGCGCGCCAACGGCTCGCTGTTTCGCCCCTCGCCGATGCCGACCACGGTCAACACCATCTTCGTGTCGCCGACCGGCGACGACTCCGCCGACGGGCTTTCGCCGACCCGCCCGATCCGCACGCCCGCGCGCGCCGCCGCCATTCTGCGCGGCTACGGGCCCATTTTGGGCGGACGCTGGCGCGTGCAAATTCTCGCGGCGGCGACCTATTCCGGCCTCGACGCCCTTGTCGATCTCGCCGCGCTGCAATCGGCGCTGCCGATCTTCTGGACGGGGCCGACCGTCGCCGCCGGCGCCGAGCCGCAGGTGGTGATCGACGGCATCGGCGGGCCGGCCGAGTTCGGCTGGCGCTTCGAACGCGACATGTCGGTCGCGCTGCACGGGCTTCGGTTTCGTCGCTGGACCAAGACGGTGCAGAGCTGCGCCGTCGCCGCCTTTTACAACTCGACGGTCGGGCTCGATCAGTGCTGGCTTGACGACAATAATTTCGGCGTGCAGGGCAAGTTTCGGTGTCAAGTGGCGATGACCGGCGGGCGCGCGACGAACAATGAGCGCGCGATCAGCGCCTATGGGTCGTCGGGCTACACCATTGGCTCGCCGACCGTGGCGGCCGCCAACGGCCCGCTGATCCAGAACAACCGCTACGGTCTGCGCGCCCATGAGGGATCGAAGGGGCACGCGGACAACGCGCGCTGGTATGACAACACTTACACCGCGATCTGGCTGCAAGAGGGCGCGCGCGCGACGGTGTGGTATGGCGGCGATTTTCGCCGGAATGGGTGTAACGTCTCCGCCGACGAAACGAGCGAGATCGCCTGGGACGCATCGGTCGATTGGCACTCCGGCGACGCCGACCGGTCGACGAAGCACATGGACCTGCGCGGCGGCGGCGTCATCGGGCCGGCGAGCGAGCCGGTCGGGCGGCGCTGGCGACAGATCGATCTGATCGGCGAGAGCATCACGACGACGGGCACGCTCGCGGAGGTCGTCGTCGCGTCGCGCCTGATCGGGGCGCAGCGCATCGCGGCGACGCCGCACGCCGCGCGGATGCGCGTGCGCGGCTATTTCACCGGCGCCGGCCTGAAGACCATTCGCCTCAAATATGGCGGGCAGGCGGGCGGCGTGTTCACCTCCTTCGCGAACGCCGCCGACACATTCGAGCTTGAGGGCGTGATGATGCATTCCGGCGCGCCCAACGCCGCCTCGCAGCGATGGTCGACGCGCGGCGCGGAGGGCGGCAATGCGCGCGGCATCGGCGTCGATCCGACGTTGGCGCAGGCTCTCGAAATCACGGTCCAGAACGCCGACGCGACGGGATCGACCGTCATCACGATGGTCGAGATCGAGATCAACAACTGAGGCGGCTTCGACCCTCTCCGCGAGGCGGACGCAAATTTACGCCCTGACATGCGGCGGCGCGCGCGCGTATGGTCTCGCGACATTGGACCTGTTCCGCCTCGCGAGGTCGCCTCATGCCTATCGCCACGCCGCATGTCGGCGTCCGCACCACGCTCAACCGCGTCGAGAAGCAGCCGCTCATTATCGCCGACATGTCGACGGGCGGCGGCGTGTTCACGCCCGGCGCGACCGGGATCGACCGCGCGCTCTTTCCCGTCGACGTGCCGGTGCATTTCACCACCGAGGACGCCGAGATGGTCGCGGGCTGCGGCACGGGCACCTTGCGTCAGACGGTGGATCGCTGCATCGCCGCCGGCGTCACCGCCTCGATCTGCGCGGTCGTGCCCGACATCGGTGCTGCCGACACGCTGGAGCAGACGATGGCCAAGCTCGTCGGCTCGCCGTCGTCCCGCACCGGTGCCTATGCGCTGCTGTCGGCGCAGGCCGAGTGCGGCGTCGAGCCCGATCTTCTGATCGCGCCGGGCTACACCTCGCAACGGCTCGGGAATGCGGCGAACCCTCTCGCCACCGCGTTCGACGGCATCTGCGAGCGGCTGCCGACCGCCATGGCGATCTGCCAGACGCCGTCGTCGAGCAAGGAGGCGGCGGCCGAATGGGCTGCCGACTTCTCCGAAAGCCTCAACATCATCGCTGTCGGTCAGGCGGTGCGCGTCACCGGCGCCGACGCGCTGCCGGTGACGCGCGACGCCGCGCCGTCCGTCCTCGCGCTCATGGTCAAGACCGACAAGGCGCGTCTCGGTCCCTATCGCAACCCCGGCAACCAGCCCCTCGTCGACATTCTCGGCCCCGACCGCGCCGTCGACTACACGATCTCCGATCCCGACAGCGAGGCGAACTGGCTGTTGCAGCGCGGCGTGAACTGCATCGTCCAGCTCGAAAAGAACCGCACCTCGCGCTCGACGAACAGCCCGCAGGGCAAGCAGTTCTGGGGTTTCCTCAACACCTGCTCCGATCCGCTGTGGCGGCAAATTCAGGTCGTGCGCACGCGCAAGGCCGTGCGCGAGGTCATCCCGCGCACGATGATCAAATACGCCGGCATGTCGCTCGGCGCGCATCTCGGCGTCACCATCCTCGCCGCGCTTCAGGATTTCCTCACCGAGCTCAAGGCCGGCCGCGAGCCGGCCATTCTCGGCGGCGAGGTGCGGTGGGACCGCTCGCTTAATTCCAACGCCAACCTCCGCGTCGGCGGCTTCGTCGTATCGATGGATTTCGAGGAGACGCCGGCGCTGCTCGATCTCGTCGTCGAAACCGGGCGCCACGAGCGCAGCTTCAACATTCTCGCCGACGAGATCATGGCCGCCGCCGCGCAGCTCAACATCTCCGGCTCTCTCGCCGCCTGATCGGAGGTCGATCCATGAATAACGTCATTCGCGGCGGGAACTGGTATTTCGAACAGTTCAACCTCTGGCGCGTGCTCGACGAGGTGACGATCCCCAAGCTCAGCTTCGGCGGCGACGACTTCGCGCCCGGCGGCCACATGATGGCGGTCAAGTTTCCCGAAAATCTTGAGGCGCTCGAAGCCGAGATCAAGACGCGCACCGCCGACCCGGCGATCCGCGCCATGTGCGGGCGACAACCGGGCGACTGGGTGACGGCCACCTACTACGAAAATCTGATGAGCTATCGCACGGGCCAGTCGAAAGGCCGCGTCGTCATGCTCAAGGGGCTCGTCAACGAGGTCGCGCAGGAGGCGACGAAAGGCCTCAAATCGGCTGGCGTGCAATACACCTACGGCTCGATCGTGCTCTATCGCGATATCGTCGACGGTCGCGACATCCACAAGTTCGATTTCTTCAGCGGACCCGGCGCGACGATCATCGACGGCCGCGCCGTGTTCGGGGAAATGGCGGCCAATCTCGCGATCTCCGGCGGGGTGCAGCTGTGACGACGCCGCGCCCCATTGAAGCCTATCCCGTCGCCGCCGATCTGCCCGCGCCCCCGCCGGCCGATCACGGAGAGGCGCCTGAGAAAGCGACGACTGCGCCCGCGCGCAAGATCGGCGAGGTTGCGGTGCTCGACTTCATCGGCGGCGACGCCTCCGTCGAGATCGCGCTCGCCTTCCCGTTCCGGTTCGACGGCCGCGAGGTGCGCACGGTGACGGTGCGTCGCCCCTCCATGCTGGAGATCGCGCGTGTCGCGCCCGACTTCGCGATGACGGACGATTTCGAGCTTTATGCGGTGCTGGCGGGCCTTCCCGCGCCGGTGCTGCGCGGCATGATGCGCGAGGATCGCGAGGCGGTGGCGCGCGCGGCCGACGATTTTTTGTCCCGCGAGGCCGGACCGGACGGGTCCGCGCCGACCCTCGCGAGTGGCGCCGCTTCGCCCTCCTCGCCTGCCGCGCCCTGAACGAGCCTTATTCGCGGGTGCTCGCCATGGCGTGGGGCGAAGTGATCCTGTCGATCGAGGCCGCACAGGCGATCGAGGCCGAGGAAGGCATCGGGCGCCAGCTCGCCGCCGCGCTGGCGCGGCTGTGAAGGCGCTCCCAAAGCCGTCTGAGAGGCCTCTGAAAGGGGCGTCGGAGCGCTGACATGAGCACGATGGACGTCTCGCTGCGGCTGCGGCTGATCAACCAGCTCTCCAAGCCCGCCAAGGATGCGCGCAAGGAGATCGACGCGCTCGCGGGCGCGGCGAAGAAGGCGGGCGGGCGCGGGGCCGGCGCGGACAGTCTCGCCAAGGCGTTCGAAAGGGCCTCACGCGCGGCGAACCGGACGCAAATTGACGTGCGCGCCATGTCGGGCGCGTTGAGGACGAGCTGGGCGCCGGCGGTCGCGGGCGCGCGCAGCTA